CAGGATATACCTCTACACCAACTGTCACAGTAGCAGATGGAACTAGTGCTACATTTGTTGTTAGGTTAAGTAGTACTGGAATGATTCAAAGTATTAATACTTCTAATATATGGGAGAATTATGGAGATCAATATCTAGGTACATTTAAAGTTCCTGATACTGTTACTAAAAAGATTGTTGGTAATGGACCTGTATTTGGAAGTAATTCACCAACAGTAGGTAATGCTTCAATGGCTGTTGGTGTTACTGGTGGAGCATGGTATTTAGATCAAAACACTCAAGATAATTATTTCTCATTGGGTAGGATAACAACTACAGGATATGAGAATGTAGTTGAGACTGTTGAGTGTTCAATTATTGGTTCTCAAACAGTCAAGGTGACTATGGAGAATAAGAAGTTACCATCAATTTTCCAGCATAGTCATGCAGTATATACAAGTATACCTGGTGATAGTACTTGGCCAGGATTTGCAAGTGGTGATAGATATGTTCAAGGATATAAATCTGATACTGGTAGGTTATCAAGATGGTATCCAACTACAGGTGTTGTATTAGAACATAAACATGCTTTATTGAGAAGTCCTATTGTTAATAATACTGTTTCCACCTACGATTTCATGGATTATAAGGGTGGTTCTGAAGGAGTTGGTGCAATTAAAGATGTACCTGATGCAGCATCATCAACTGGTACAGAATATGAACCACAACCAGGATATACTGCTGAAAAATCATATGATGATCAGTATTATCTTGCTTCTGGTGCTTCAAATTCAGGATATTATGAATTCCAGACTGCTATAGGAAATCCAATACTGATAAAACATACTTCTACATCAAATATAGGTGGTAGATTGATTACTACTGGTGGTCAAGCACAATATGATTATACACAATCATGGGTGTATTCTAATCCTGGTAGTTATTCTATCAATATTAGTAGTATTACAGGTACACCTGATAAATTGATATATGAGTTAAGTGGAGGTGGTGGATCTGGTGCTGCTGGTAATACTGCTGGTGCTGATGGTGGTAATACTACACTGTCATGTGGATCAACTTTAATTCTTAACGCAGGTGGTGGAGGTGGTGGAGGTGCTTCCAGTGGTATTATTGGAGGACAACCAGGAAATGCAGGATTAGCAACTGAAACTGGTAGTGGATCTCCAGTTATGGCAGTTTCAGGATTCCCAGGCGGTACTGGTGCTGCTAATGAATATCCAGAGGCATCAAACCCTAGTGATCCTGGTGGTGGTGGAGCAGGTGGTGTATCTGTTTTTACTGGTCAAGATGCGAATGGTAATACAGTTGCTGGTGAGAAAGGTAAAGGATCTGATGGATGTAGGGTATTACTTGGTGGACTGAGTGGTACTTGGACAGAAATATTAGATAGTGATGGTTCATTTGGTGCTGACACTAATAATCCTATGCCCACAGGTGGTATTAACTTAGTTCAATTTGAACTTAGAGGTGGAAGAGGTGGAAATGCATGGAATAGAGGAACAGCTAATCATTGGTATCAAAATCCAGCAGCATTAGTATGGGAGTTAAAAAATTCTAGTGGAACAGTAATTACTGATTCACTTGCTGAAAAAGGTAGTTGGGTACAAAGTTCTAATACTAATCCTGGTAGTGGTTGGACAACCCTTATGAATAACAAAGGTATCTACAGAACATTACCTGCTAACAATGTTGACGATCCTTGGGCTGGTTCATGGCAGACACATACTGCTGCTTTTTGGATTACTGGTGCTAATGTAGGTACTTGTAATCTAAGGATAGAGTCTGACAATTATGGGTGGATAAAGGTAATGAACGCTACATCAAATGATCCTAATTTTGGTACGGTTCTCATTGATAGAGAGATAGAATATGATGTGCAACTTGCAGGATCAGGTGCTGAAGATATCTCCCTTAATTTACCTAATGGTTATTATATTTTTGAGACAAAAGTTAAGAATTTAGTTTTACCAAGTGGTCAAGGAAATAATAACATAGGTGGATATGGTGCATTAGTTACACTTGAATTGTTAGATAGTCAGGAAGCAGATTTTCTTAATCCACCTACTCCAGGATGGAATGTAAAAGTTGGTAGTGGAGCAAATGGCAGAACTCAAGGAACTAATTCTTATGGTGGTGATGGTGGATATGGAGGACAAGGTGCTTCTAATGCAAACTCTAATTATGTTGCTAGAAATGGAGGAGGTGGCGGTGCTGCTACTGTTTTAAGACGAGGAACACAAGTTGTTGCTGGAGCTGGCGGTGGTGGAGGTGCTGGTGCAGACGGAGGAGAAGATCCTCAAAGTAATGATAATCAAAGTCCAGGACAATCAGGTGGTACATATCCTGGTGGTGCTGGATTATATACTGGTCTTCAGTCATCTTCATCTGGATCCATAGGTACTGGTTCTGGTGGAATAGGTGGACATTATGGTTGTGTAGGTGGTGGCGGTGGAGGAGGAGGCGGTGGTGTCTCTTCTGGTTCAACACTTGGCGGTGGTTCTGGTTATGGTGGAGGTGGTGCTCCTGGTGGACCTGGTGGAACTCCTGGTGGTTGGGGTGGACACCAAGGTGGTGTTGGAGGACAGCAAGGAATTTCTGAATATAAAACTACTTACTTTACATCTGGTAACTTATCATCACATGAGGATCAGAATGGTTCTGGTAAATGTACAATAACTTATAATGGTAATAAGTGGACTGCTGCTGGAGGTGGTGGTGGATCTGGTGCTATGTGGAGAGGAGATGTAGCTTGGAGTTCAATTGGAAGTCCAGCAACAATTGATGTTGTGGTTGGTGCTGGTGGTGCAGCTGTTCCTGCTGGTGCTGGTAATTCTGGTTCAACTGCTGCTGGTAATGTTGGATATGCTAAGGTTGGAGTTGGAGTTATAACAGGATATGATGGTGGTCAAGAAGATACTCCACCTGGAACTGAAATTGAATCGGCATCTCAAACAAATACAATATGGGATGTAACCCTGAATAGTGATGGTAGTGGTACAGGTACTGGTGGTAGTTTTAAACTTCCAACTACACAGGTTCCAACAATATTATTCAGAGGTGGTGGTAAATCTAATAATGGTACACCTAGTTCTACTGGTTATAATCAGACAGGAACAGGACATGCTCAAGGAACTGCAACAGTGACAAATGGTGTAGTTACTGGTCTTGCTTTATCAACTGCTGCTGGTACTAATACAGGATATACAGAACAACCTTATGCGTATCTTTTACATGGTGCAGGTTCTGGAAGTTATATTAATACAGTATTTTCTGGTACTTCAGTAGATACTATGAATCTAGGTGGTTCTGCAACTGCTTATACTCATTACTTGAAGTTTGGAGGAGCAGGACAAGCTACGAATAGAGATCGTTGGGTTGTATTATTTTCAAAAGATACTAGTGATGTTAATTATTTTTCAATTAAAGCATGTAGAGGTAATGGTGTAAATGGTGGTGATATACCAGAAGAAGGATTGAAGGTTGAATATCAATTAGCAGGATCTACTACTTGGGTTTATATTGATACTATTATAAATCCACAAGCAGATAGAACTGATCCTTTAAGTGGTATGATTGTCCCTGCTATTACTCAAGGTGGAGCATTTGATGGTGCAGCAGGTGATACTAAATGGTATACATATTCAGTTGCATTACCAGCAGCTGCTAAAGCACCATCAACAAAGATTAGATTATATCAAGAAAGATCAGAACAAGGTGGTACTGATAATGATGGAGATGTTGATCATTATGGTATTTGTGAATACATATATCACAAAGAAAAATCAACTAATTTAGTATTTGTTCAGACATCTGGTGCTATTAAGAGAAATACTGTTGATTTCTTAGAATATAATGTACAAGGTGAAGTTGGACCTTCTTATACATATAGTTCTGGTCTTGGGTGTAGTGACGCTACAGTTACGTTGAAATCAACAACTAAAGTTGAACCACAAGGAACAATTGATCCAGATTATGATGTTCCTTTGATTACACCTTACATTACATGTAAGTACTTAATCAAAGCATTCTAAATACTAACGGAGATACAATAGCGACATGGCAAGCGAACCAGTATTACAAGTTGAATTAAATGTTATTGGACAAGAATTGTCTTATAATGGATTGGTTAAACCTATTCCTCAAACATATTGGAAGGATACGTTAGTTCCTTTGTTGTACCCTACATGGGATACTGATAAGGATAAACTAATATCATTCTATTATTTTACTAATGGTACATATACTGCTAAACGCAGAAAGTATGTCATGAACTTCAAGACTAATACTAACGAATGGAAAGACTATGAGATGGAACAGGTGGCCAGTTCTGTCGCTGACACATTCAAAGATAAGTTAGTTGAAGGATGGTATGCTATTGATGCCATTGAGAATGTTGAGTTCCAGAATGAACTCGGTGCAATGTATGCTAAATCAACAACTATTTCTCCACTATCAATAAGACTTGCAAGAGATTTCTTATTAACAGAGACTGATTGGGTAATGGTTACTGATTCTCCACTTGATGCTACTGCTAAAGCACAATATACATTGTATAGAAGTAAATTGAGGGATATACCTTCAACAGTTGAGTTTTCTACCAATCCTGAAGGTACTAAGTTTCCTATTTCACCTGATTTTTATAATAAAATCTATAAGAATGAACCCTTAAATTCTGGAAAAGATTATCTAGCAACAGATGATCAGTTCTTACCATTAGCAGCACACTATCTTAAGAGATATAAAGATAGAATGGCACATTATTTACTTACTAAGGCATGGACTGAGAGATCATTCTTTAGTACATTTATTGCTGAGTATAATCAAAGTAAGCATTTCCCTGTTGATCCTAATTCAGCATTTAATGCTTCTACAGAACAGAAGAGTCAGTTTTTAAATCTGTTACTAACAGAATGTCAGGCTGAAATTGATAAGATAGCAGGAGAATAATTATGATCATACAAGGTAAAGACTTATCAGTATTTGATCTCGTTGCATGTTATGCACAGAGGTATCAGAAGTTCTTGCTACATTTTAATCTAGACAAATATAATAGTTTAGATGCAACTAAGAAAGCAACAGTTACCACATACTATACATCTCTTGTGGATGACTATGTGTTAGATATCATTAAACAGGGTGGAATATTTAATACTATTTCATTTGATGAAGAATCTACTGCTGGTGTTAACGCTGCTGCATGGTTTCCATTAGAATCACAATGCCCTGATGCTGACCATTACATCCATGCATATATTGTGGATACATGGGGTGATGTCACATGGGAGAACAAACCAACTGGCAAATCTAGTTAATGAAATTATTTCCAACTCTTGTAGTTGATGACTTCCTTGAAGATCCTGATTATGTTTTATGTTTAGCAACAAACGCAGAATATAATGATCCAGGTCATACAAATTATCCTGGTGTTGCTTCTAAGAAGAAAATACATGAATTAGATCAAGAGTTATTTGATACTATTCTACAGAAGATCTTTGGATACTATTGGGACTTGAACAATCCTGTTAAGTTTAGGGTTGACATGGAGTTTCAAAAGATTGAGAAGAATGGTATAGGTATCATTCATCTTGATACAACTTATGGTGCTCTTGCTGCTGGTGTCATATATCTGAATCAAGATATAGACAGAGATACAGGAACATCATTCTATAAATTGACAGATCCTGATTATAAGATAAAACAACATGAGTTCTTAGATCCTATTGCAAGGTATCATGCTGGTGAGCATGTGGATGGACTTGACAATATATGTGAGAAGCATTATAATATGTTTGAAGAAACGATGAGAGTACAGAATCAGTACAATCGTTTGGTTACTTACGATTCTAATGTATGGCACACTGCCACATCATATGGTGATCAAACAAGGTATACTCTGCGGTTCTTTATTAATGAACTAGAGTCTAACCATCAAGACTTCCCATTGAGGAGATGAGTGTACCACATTACAAACTGTCACAAGCACCCACACAGGGTGCTTTTTTATGCTATTATATAAATGTTGAGAGGAACTGATGTGGTTCCTACGCCCCAAACCTACTGAC